CAATAGGCAACTGTATCTCAGTAATATTTCCATCTGCATCAGTAATTTTAAGAGTTATGATTCCATTATCAATACTATATTCTATAGTGTTTCCTTCTAAGGTCAAAGTTCCTTCTGTGCTTGGTGTTTCGCCAAATAAGTTTTCTACTATTTGTCTTGAAAGCTGTGCATAGATACGTGATTCGAGATTCCTAATAAATCTAGCTAATGTTGTATTTTCTTTATCTCTTTCGATTTGTTCTTGTAAAGCTTTAATTTCTTCTTTAATACTCATCTTTCTATTAAACTCTTGATTTTCTATTGTTAAATAATGCGATGATGTATTTATTCCATTAAAACTAGGGTTTTTAAATTTATGCGTAATAGTGTCCGCCCATAGAGGATTTGTTAAAATAGCTAATGAAAAAAATATAAATAAAAAACCTGCTATCCTATAAATATAAATATTATTAGTCTTTTCTTTGGTCATGTCTATCCGCCTTTGCTAATCTATCTGATTGCATAAGTTGTGGTACACCTAGTATAGTTTTTAAAAGTGTATCTTGCCTAATTATTTCATTATCTACAGACCTTACTCTATCTATAAGTGCTACTAATATACCATGTTGTGAATCTAATTTTTGTCCTAATCTTTCTTCGATAGCTGCAATTTGTCCTTCAACTTTTTCATCAACCGTATCTAATTTAGTTTCCATACCGTCAACTATACGCATAATTAATTTATAAATAAACCAACCAAGACCTAATGCTGCTGCGATAGGAAAACCAACTTGTTGTATTAAGGTAACTATCTGTTCCACTAGTAATCACCCCATATTTTCGTTTTCTTGCCACCGTCATATGATACAGCATGACCTTCTTTTATTAAAACATCACATATATCTCTGCCGTCTTCCGTATAGGGTATACCAAGTATTCGACCGTATTTACCTTTTCCTAAAGATTTAACTTGTATGTTACCGATACATAATTCTTTTAATCTTTCTTTAGCTGCAAGACCTAATTTCTTTTCAGCTAAATCTCTTGTTCTAGATTCAGGAGTATCTATACCTGCAAGTCTAACACGTTGTTTATGAAGTTTTACGCTAAAACCTAAGTCAAGTGTACAATCAAAAGTATCACCATCAACAATACGTTCTAAAATAGCGTTATATACAAATGAATCTGGTGCTTTAGCCATTTAACACTTCCACCTTCTTCTAGCTTGTCTCAATCTTGAATTAGGATTTTTAGCTGCTTTTGGGAACTTTCTCATTTGTCCTGCTGAACGTGCACAAAATGATTTACGTCTTTTTGCTGCTTTACTACCTTTTTTAACTTTACCTGTAACAGCTGTTTTTAGCTTACTTCCTGGATTTAATTTTCTGTAGGCTTTTACACCTGCTTTAGTCATTCCAGCACCTTTTTTAGTAGGTCTAAAATTCTTTTTATTTCGTGCAGGCATTTTAGCTTTTTTTCTTGGCACGGGTGCTCCTTTTCTTTTTAACAAAAGTTCTTACATTAGTAGGTTTACCACCAGGATTTCCTGCAGCTCTTTTTCTTCTTACAGCACTCGCACGTTGCGAAGCTGTCATACTTCTTGCTTTACTTCTTGGTACGCATTTAGGATATTTACGTTTACTTTTACCTTTAGCAGATTTTCTACCACACTTTTGAAATTTACCTTTTTTCTTAGGTGCACCTATATCTACCCAATCACCTTTAGGACCTTTACCAAACCATGCTGTTAATCCACCACTAGGTTTTGCCACGTTTTTTCCTTGCTTTTCTTATAGCTTCTTTACCTTTTTTAAATATACTTACTACTTGCGTTTTACCCATGACTTTTGCTCTTTGTTCGCCAACAGTGAGTATTTGAATTTTTCTTGCAAAAGGTTTACTAACCTTTTTAACTTTTGCAACTGTTGCTCTTGCATCTGCAGGAGTAGCAAATTTAATTTTAACTGTGTCTTTAGGGTTTTCATCAGTATATAATCTTCTTCCACTTCCTTTAGGTTTTTTACCAGTCCCTTTTTTAGGGTCTTTTTTACGTTTACCTCTTGCCACGTTTTTTAGTTCCTTTTCTTGCTTTTTTCATTTGAGCTGCAGTAGGTGCACCTTTAGCACCTTTCTTACGCATTTTCTCTCCAGAACCAGCTTTGATTCTTTTACGTTTTGCGTGTATATTCGCCCATAAACCTTTACGTGCCATTTTTACTTTTTAGTCCTATATCCGCCACCACGTTTTTTATAAGTTCTAACCAACCAACCATTTGCATAAGCACTTGGATAAACTTTAAATTTACGTTTTGCTTCAGCTTTTACCCTTGCATATAATGCAGGATTTGTTGGCACTGCTTTAGATTTAGATGACTTCTTTTTCTTAGCAGGTCTCTTTTTTGCTTTAGCCATAATTACTCCTTATATAAATTATCGAATGTTATAGTAGGGTCAAGATAACTTTCATGCCCTTCTGCAGAGTGTAAGTGTTGTGAGGGTGTAAACTGTGGTGCACCTTCACCAGTTACCCAAAGTGCTGGGCTAGTAGCTCTTACTCTGTTATTAGGTAAAGCAACTATATTACCTTTCCATTCACAATCCTCTGTAATATATATAACATGTGATTGTTTATGTTGTGCAGGACAATCAGCTATTTCGTTATTTGTGTAATCTACTGTAAACATATATTTACCAGTATAAAACTTTCCATCGATTTTGCAAAGCCATGGCGATGAACTTACTCTATCCATAACCACGACAGCATGGTCTCTTGATTCACAATCCCATGGCTGACATAAATGGTCTTCCATAGGAACAGCCCACTCATCTACTGGAATATCTGCAATTAATCCTTGTATTGGCATACGTGCCCACATAGCACCGCCGTGTATATTACCTTCGTCCCAATCATCATACTCCCTCTCGCAACCTGTAAAAACAACTTGGAAACTCAATGACCTGTCTGGTATAGTATTTACAGCAAAAGCAATAGCATGTAAAAACTCTCCATGATATTGCTGATGATTAGCTGTAAATTCTCTGCGCACCCAACATTTAAAGTGCGGAATATTACTTATGAGGTGAGGCACTTACTTCTTCTTTTTCTTCATAGTTTTCTTTTTCATGCCGCCTTTCTTTTTATATTTAGAACTTTTGAGTTTTCCGCCTCTTTTCATTCCTTTAGCTTTTTTCATGACCATACTATTCTCCTTTTAATACTCTATCTTTTAACCTAATCGCACGAGGACCAACTTGGGTCGCCCAACGACTATCCAACATTTCAACTGCAGCAGTTTCCCAATCATGTTCTTCTAATGCAGCTAAAAACTTTTTAAACTTTAATAATCTTGTAATACCTAAATTGAAACACATATTTGCTAATACCCTTTGAATATCTTCGGGTAGATGAATCCACCATTCTAAGTTCCTATCTAGTTCTGTAGTGACCGTATTTATATCTTTTTCAAAACACTCGTTTATTCTATTTTCAGAAATAGGTGTGCCTACATCTTGTCCATGTTCTAGGTCTGTTTCTAATATAAGATGTCCTATCCCAAAAGTTGGATATCCTAAATGGTCTAAATAAATTTTATCTATACAACCCTCATCGAATTTTAATTCTTCTCTTAATTTATCTATATTCATAGTATCTTGATTGTTGTCGCCCCTCCAGTTGACACTGTTACTTTTCCTAGAAGTGCTGTCCCCTGAACTCCATTTTCTTCCCCAACGTATAAATCTATCCATTCAGTACCACTCCATAACTGTAATTGATTTGTGCTTAGATTAAAAATTATATCTCCTTTATTAAATTTGTTCAAATTTCTTTGAGTTTCATTTACAGCTAGAGTAGAATCAATATCAACAGAATTTAAAGATAATTCTAAAACTCTACTTAATCTATTAAAAGTTTCAGGGTTTACTTGTCCTTGGGCAGTCGGTAATTTAGTTTCTAAAAGTTTACTCATTATCTTTTACCGTCTGGTTTTACATCTAATCTAGTAGCACCTAACCTAAAACTCATACCTAAATCATTAGTATCATCATCATTAGATTGAACTCTTAATACAGCTTGTCTACCACGTAATCTAGTATCTAATTTTGTTGTATTAGAAAAACAAGATGATGTGCTTACAGTTGTCAAACTTTCTCCTGGAAAATTTCTTCTTTTTAAAACAAAATCTAATTTTTGTCCTGATGACCCAGTTGAACCTGTACCCGTAAATTTTACATCGGGAATAACTCTACTTATGTGTTGAAACATATCCCCCTCACCTAAATCAAAATCACTTGATTCTATAAAAACATTTTGCATAGCACTTCCATCATCGTCGTTACCTACTTCATGATTGAAAATACAACTCGAATTAGTAGATATTTCATGAGTAGCTATAGGTTTTTCAAAAACACCTTCATCTAACCAAGCATTTCTAGATAATTGACCTATAGACCATACATTTTCATTGTAATTATACACAACGTATCTGTCTATGTTTATTGCATCAGTAGAACAATAAAACCAACCTACCTCATCAAAAGCTTTATTAGAAAAAGCAAAAATCTGGAAACTTTGTGAATCGTTTATATCACTAAAAACATAATCTAATACACTACAAGGTAAACTTTGTACTTGACCTGTATATCCGTAAAAACCTTTTTTATCCATCCAAAAAATACCTTTAGGTGTATTTATAGCAGCATTAGGACCAACTAAACCCACACCCTCATTTACTAAATTTACACCAAAAGTAAAAGGCTGTCCAACGAAACTTAAAGAATATAAAGAAGTATCTGTCCAAATTAAAGTCTCTTGTCTAGCTCTTAATGCACCGATTATAGAAGACCCCGCAGATAACCTTAAAGAACCTGCTGTATTAGTAGGTAAAGGTTCCCATTGCGTTACATCTTCTTGGTCGCTAAATGCTATTAACATAGGGTCTATAGTTCCTGACCGTGACGAATCAACTATTGGGTCTGCACCAAAACATATAACGTGTCTATCTATATCGCTTACTAAAACTTGTAATGCTACTGTTGGTGGTAAATTAGCATTCGATAAATTAGATAATGACACAGCTCTTGATGATGTGCCACCACTTGTGTCCCAATAATAAACACCACCGTTTCTTACATTAAATACTAAATCTTCACCGAAATTATCATGTGAGTAAACACGTAATTGATTTGTATTACTAAGAGCTTCAACTGAACCAAAAGTGCCTTCACCCCAACCACTAGCACCCCAACCAGAAGATGGAACGTAAACATCTAGACCAACATTTATTTGATAGACCCCAACAACAGAAGAGCCACCATTACCACTATCTGAAGAATTTGCAGTAACAGTAACACCAGATGTGTCTTTTGCTTCTATTGTGTAGCTATTAGCATTTACTATAGTTGCTATTTGGTATTCTTGATTCAAAACTGCGGCAGTCACGTTACCGCCTAAAGAAGAAGCACCACTAAAAGTTACAAAATCGTTTTTGACAGCCCCATGTGTTGTATCAGATACGGTTATAGTAGCGTCACCATTAGAAGCAGAAAACGTTACATCACCTGCTGATGTGGTTAATCTTATCGGTGTAACATCATAATAATTAGAGCCTTCTAATACATAATATTTTTGTGTAGCACCTATACCTAAATACTGTGTTCCACTCAGAGCTGTCCATGCATGTAAGGCTCTACCACGTGAAATAAATGTATTAACATTTCTTTTTACCCAGCCACCAATTTTTTCTGGCAAACCTTTTCTAAAACGCACCAAATTACTATCGAACCAACCACCTTCATT